GTGGCACCTGCAGCTTACGCTGCGTCCTTAAACTGCGACTTTTCTTTTGGAGTTGTATGACTTCACGAAACCTTACTCTGCCAGTGACGTTCACGAAGGTCTATTCGGTCGACGGTGTGCCCCTTAATACCGGGCGCATCGTCCTTCTCGATGGCATCACTGCCGTCGGGTCCGATAAACCATCGTGGCGCCTTTTGGCTAAGGCGGGTTCCGACTGTACTAACGAATACAATCTATCAGCCGTGCGTCGCAAGACATCCGGCGCGATCGTGCGTGGCCGTTATAAGACACCCGATGATAAATGGCACGATATGGAGGCGGTTAACCCGCTCTTCTACCCGTCCATTGACAACATGGGTGACTACAGCCAACTCGTGGAGAGGACTACCAACCGCGCGACGAACTTGTTTTTCAAAAACGTTCGCGGCACACAGCGTGAGATCTCCGGCCCAACTTTCGTGGCCGAATTTCGCGATACTGTGCGCATGCTTAAGCGCCCTGCATCCGCTTTAAGGGATTTTACGATATCCTGGTCTGAGCGCGCCCGATCTCGGTCGCGTCAACTGAAAGGATATCCCCTTCGCAAAATGCTAGCGCAGTCGTACCTTGAGTATACGTTCGGTGTGAAACCCTTCCTTGCTGACACGGAAGCTATCGCCCGAGCTATCGCAAAGGCTCAATACGCGAAACGTATCAACCGCGTTACAGCCTACGCCAAGGACGATGACACGGGCCCCATGGTGCTATCCGGCTTTTCGCCCGGCGGCTATCTCAAAATAGCCACCGAGTCGTTCACCAGCGCTACCGCCTTCACAGGTGTTAACGCTGCTGTTGTCGGTGAAACTACTGCACCCTCTGATGGCTCGGCCGATACCGTTAGGCGTCTAATCGACACTTGCGGTTTTAATTGGTCTGAAGTCGTGCCGGCGGCCTGGGAAGCTCTTCCATGGTCGTTCGTCATCGACTACTTCACCAACGTGGGAGATGTCTTGTCAGCGCGGACTACCTCGCTGGCGAACCTGCGGTTCTACTCAATTTCGAGTAAGCTTACCCGCAGATACACCTCCATCGGCCACGTAGTCCCAGAAATAAATGACTACGTCGTGGTTCCGGCTCAAGCAGCCGGATCGGTTGGATCAACTGTTGTGTCATTTCAACGCGGTAAGGGCGTGGTCTATCCGACTTTCGCTCTTGAGATCCCGGGCATACGACAGGGTATTAACCTTGCCGCGCTTTGGGCTGCTCGTAACCGTTAACTCACTTTCAAGGAGCTTTTACCTTGGCAACAAACCTTTCATCGCCCGTAACAGGCGGTGCACAGACGGGATTCACTTCCCCGACGTACACTATCGTGGCCGATCAGGCTCCCGATGTAAACGCAAAGCAGTTCGCGGTTGTCGCTCTGGGTGGCACACAGACGGGCGTTACCGTCCACTCTGTGTCCTCCCCGTTCGTCGTCGCGTTCTGGCGCCCCAAGCAGCTTGCGCAGCTTGGGAAGCCGAATCCCGTAACTGGGCTTCTGCCGAGCGTTCCGAAAAACACGTACAAGGTGGTCACCATTAAAGGTGTCACCCCACTGGCCGGGCAGCCCACTGATCGCATGATCATTCGGACTGAAGTTTCCGTGCCCGCGGGTGCCGACTTGGCAGACCTGTGGAACGTTCGCGCTGCGCTCTCCGCGCACATTGGCTCTTTGGGCCAGGTGTCGGCTGGGCTTGGCGAAACTGTCTCCACGGGCTCTTTGTAAGCCCAAGATCGTGTCCTTCGGGACTAGTGTTTTTATACAATTGGGAGTTGTATTATGCAGCATTCTGCTGATCTGCTCACTTCACTGTCTGAGCTCACATATGGACCGTCAGAGATCTACTCTGACACCTCAAAACCGGAAGCAGCGTACAGGTCGCTTCGGCGGTCTCTACTCAAAAAGTATAGGCCTCCTAAAGGTAACCCCGCTGCTGATTCAGTTGCTCTTAACAAGTTCATTGCTTGCAATGACGCTTGTCGCAACTTTTCTCTCCGCCAGACTCGTCTTTATGACGATATGGTTGACGGCGAAGTCTGTGCTTCCTTTGACCGGCTAGCTTTTGACGGACCCGACCTCCGTTTCTCATCCGACGCCCTTGGGCGCCGGATGGCCTTAGGTCCGGGCATGAACGTTGGCTCCACCACCGAGAACTTTTATTTAAAGTTTTTCGATAGCACGCTGACGTACACCCATAGTGAATCCATCCACCTGTTTAGGTGGACGACGCGATACGACGCCCGCTGGATTGATGCCATAATGATAATATGGCATCAGCGTGGTGCTCTACGCGTTCGGGGCAGTAACTTATCGTTCGCTGTTAAGAACAGTGATGAATCGCGTACCATCTGCACCGAACCAGTTTTACAGATGTTGTTTCAACTGGCTGCTGGTGCTATCATCGAGGAGTCGCTCCTTAGGGAGTTCCGAATCGATCTGTCTCGGCAACCTGCATTAAATGCCGAGCTGGCTCGCGTAGGTTCAATCGACGGCGCTTTTGGCACTATCGATCTCACCTCCGCTAGCGACATGATGGCCCTAACTCTCTGCAAAGCGAAGATGCCGGGTTATCTTTACCGGCTATTTCTTAAGCTGCGCAGTCCAGAAACCAAGTTACCAAACGGTCAATGGATAAAGTTAGAGATGATGTCTTCAATGGGAAACGGTTTCACATTCCCGTTGCAGACCTATCTTTTCGCGAGTGTGGTTATGGCTTGTTACCGTGTCCTCGGCCTAAAGGCCAAGTACCGGCGTGGCGCCCCTGCTAACTTCGGCGTTTTTGGTGACGACATCGTAGTAGAGAAATCTGCTTACGAACTTGTCACCTGGACGCTTGAGCGCTACGGGTTCCTCGTGAATCGAGCTAAGTCGTTCAACTCAGGCCCTTTCCGCGAATCATGTGGCAAGGACTATTTCAACGGTCACGATATTCGTGGCGTCTACTTAAAGGACTTGCAACATGTACATCACTACTTCTCACTACATAACCGACTCGCCGCATATAACAATCGGCATCTCAACTGCGAAATGGTCTACGCGGTGCTGCATAGCATTCGCGAAGCGATCCCGACCTACCTTCGGTTCGAGGTCGATCCACGGCGATATACTGCTATGGATTCCTGTTTCGCAGCTGGACACGGCTACATGTGTGGCGCACCAGACATCGAAACCGCCAAACGAGCTGCAAGAGACCTTACTAAGGATCTTGCCGCTTACGTTAACGGAATTAGAGCTCGCGGCGGAATCAAACGCCGGTCTGGACTGGCCAGAGTCAAGCTGTTTGGGGCCTGGTACTACGCTCGCGATGTTATCAAGCTTTATGCTTGGTATGCACATTGGGCGCAGCTCGGCCCCAAGAGTGACAACTCTCGATGTTTCTCCAATACCGCGAAACTCTGCGGCTGGCACGTCGAGCTCAGGGCGGCCCGAGGGATCCTACACGGATCTTACCCGGTACTCGTTCGTCGCTCGGTACGTCAGGACGTCGTTTCTGACGTCAAGGGAGGAAGGCCTACCGGTTACCTGCGTAACGACGCAGGATTATACCTCGCTTTCTTGGGAGGATTTGTAGACAGCAGCGGGCTCGCAACCCTTCGTGAGAAGGACGTGGCTCCGAGCTATAAAGTGGTCTTTGTCAAAGATTTCTACGACAAAAACCCCAGGCTTGAGTTTTCAGAAAGCACCGCTGG